TGATGATGTATGACCCCTCATCACCGTCCACCCATGTCCACACATTGTTGTCTGGCTGTTGGCAGATGAAGTCGTACTCGGCACCGTGGGTTTCAAACATAAGTCCCTCACCCTTGTCGTTAGTCCAACTTGCACCAGAGTCGATGTGGTTGGTAATGGGCTTGTACTTTTCTTCCCATTGGTCGACAGTTAATTCTGTTGCGCTCATTATTCAACACCTAACCTCTCTGCTGATTCATGGTCTGATGGGAAAGTGTCGTTTTCATCACAAGTGTATTTCCATATTTTGTCGTCACCTGTGGCTTGCATATCTGCCCACCCCGTAGGTGTTGCGGTAATTGTGCGTTCACAATGAACACACTTTGTTGTTTCTTTTCTCATTCTGTTCCTTCTGTATCAGAAAAATAATATTCTGCTTCATCAAGTGAGTCGTACCATGTAACGGAACCATCTTCAAAAACTATTCCCCATGCTGTTTCTTTGTCGGTGTCCTCATCTTTGTAAACAATAATGTCTATCTGTTTCATGACTTAAGACCTTCTGTATTGTCAAGTCGTTCAAGTGTGATTAAGTATCCATCTCCGATGTCATCGTTCATGTCTTTAATCATCGGGCTGAAGTAGTAAGTGATGAGTCCATCTACTGACCTATCTTCGGCGTGTTCAATGGTGATAAGTAACTGTGTCTTCATGACTTAAGACCTCACTTGCTTATTGACAATGGTCTTGAATGTTGAGGTGTCGGTGGTCATGAACCCAGTACCATCGTCAATCAACGGGTACACAGTCACGCTCATCTGTCCGTCACCTGCATACAGGTTCAGGTCGTAGCCAGCGTGTGAGTTCCACTCGTCATGCTCTTGGTCTGCGTGGTGCCACTTCGGGTGCGTCATGCTAAACAGTAAAGCCCATGACTTGCCAAACATTTCTACGCTTTTAGGTATGTCAAATGTTTTCATGACTTAAGTCCTTTGTTATTGTGCTTGGTTTCAATGGTTACTGCCACGCACCAACGCTCGCTGTCGCTGGCATCTTCCACATCACGCCAGTCATCATCTGACCAGTCTGTCGTGACGATGCGTATGAGTTTCTTTGCTGAACCATACGACCCATCTTCCGTGAAGTAATGTACTTCTCTATCTTTCATGACTTAAGACTCCACTTCTTCTACGGTGCAAGCAAAGTTTTCTTGTGGGCAATCATCATCACCGTACAACACCCACGCCTTGTCTTGCGCATCATCTTCATTGTCTGCCTCTACTCTTACCGAGTAGTGGAAGACCACATTGTATTCTTTCTTCATTTTGTATTCCCCTTCTAGGATTACCTACTGCTACACCCCTTCGGTGTTGCATGGTGGGTGGTCAGGACTTGCACCTGACTGTCTGCTAGTCACCCTGTCTTAAGTTCTAAATGCAGAACTCAATTCCATCTAAGAACTTTAACTGAACTGGCTCGCCAGTCTTGGTATCTATGCCCTCTACTCTTACCGTACCCATTGCTTTGTGATGTGTCACCTTTGTGACTGTCATCGCATCGTCTCCGAATACTTCCGTCTTGATTACCATTCCGATAGGCAGTTTTGCCACCAATATCTTTTCTCTTGTCATGACTTAAGACCTAACCTTTATCTATTACTTGTCGTGCTAATTCTCTAATGCTTTTATTGTGCCTGAGTTGGCGAGCATACGCTTCGCTTCCATCATTCTCTGTTAGATACACCCAGTCGCAAGCATCTTTGTATGTGTCGTTGGCTATTGCCCTGACCCAGTTCATCTGCTCCCTCGTGAATGTCACCGTTACGGTATCTTCCATTGCTTCCCTTACTTTCTTCAAGTTGTTTAACTTGATACCTCAACCGTATCACGGTTCATATTGCCTTGTCAAGTCTTTTCTTTGTGACCTTCGTCACACCATCAGACTTAAGTCAGGTCTTACGACTCGCTCTATCTGAACATCACGATAACCTTCCGAGACAAACTCGCCCGCTATCGCAACCGCCTCTAACCATGAGAGGTAGAAGCCATTGACCTCTACACCCCCAACCCAGACCGTGTACTTCTGTACTCCACCCATCAGCCGTACACAACCTCTCCGAGAAGAATGAACTGCACCACGCTGTCTGCGTTGATGCAATCCCAGTCGTCAAAGGCATCGTCTAGCCCGTGATACATAGACAGGAGAGCCTTCAATGTGGTGGTGCTCAACTCTGTCTGACTTAAGTCAAGTTCTCCCTTGCCTACCTTCGTGATGAAGTCTGCAATCATTTCGCTGTCAATGTAGAGAGGCTTTCCGAACTTAAGCCAAGCACCAAAGTACCCGTCAAAACCTTTACCTTCCATGCCGTACTCAGGGTCGTCCTGCCCCACCTCTTCTAAGTCCTCTTCCTCGTAGAGCGTGACGCTCGCATGAGTACCCATCTTGCCTAGTTCGTAGTCCTTGCCATCGTTCGCCCACTTGTAGGTGCCGTTGGCTACCGCCCATGATGCGATACCGCACGACCCCCCTTCGTATGCGTCAATGAGGATAGAGCAGGCGTTGTCTATGAGTTGTTCCCGTGTTGCTAACATCTCACACCCCCACTTCTTGTTGTTCGTCACACGAAATGCATTGACCGAAATTGTATGAGTCGGTAGCGTCACAATGCTTACACTTTGATTCTGTGACTGCTGACTTAAGTGCTGACACAAGGCGGGTAAGTGACTCGCCCTCAAACTGTAAGGTTGCCCGACCACCGTAGGAGATGGTGATACCACCATCATAGTTAAGGTTCATGTTGGTGATTCCGAGTGCACCGAGCACCTCGTGTAGTTCAACGCCATCTGCCTCTGCTTTCGCTAGGTTGGCATCACGCTCGTCACGCTCTTTCACTCGTGCGATTTCTTGTTCAAGGTGACTAGAAACCATACTGTCTACTGTAAGTTCTGACTTAAGTACGAGGCGGGTAGGCATGGACTGGGTGCGCCCACGCTCTAGAACCGTGCGCTCTTGGACGGGGCGGGTGTCCTTGGTGACATGACCGTTCTCGTCACGGAGCCACTCGCCGTTCTCTTGTAGTAGGTAGTCGTGTGTTGTTGCGCTGACTGCCTGAATCCTGACATAAGACTTGTCTCCTGTCATGCTTAAGACTTGGAAGTAGGTAGGGTACTCGCTGTACTTGCCTGCTTTCCTGCTTGCGTTCATGAACACCGCTTGCGGATTGTTCACAACTATCTCTAGTATCTCTGTTCTTTTCATTTTGGTTTGCCCCCTTCAAGGACTTGTTGTTGTTGTTAGGTGTCACCCTATCGTACTGTTAGACAGTTGTCAAGGGTATCTTGTGTGAACTTTGTCACAGTCCTTACTTAAGACATATCTTCCATAGCCGAGGCGAGTCTCTCGCCTGCGAACTCGTCCCGTCCTGTCTTAAGACTTGCTAACTCCTCGCTCGTGTAGAGAATGAGACTGCGTAAGTCTGTCGCCAGTCGGGTGCGCCCACCGTGCAGGTCTACCTCTACTTCTAAGTCTGCCTCTAACATTCTTAGGTACGCCTCTAGTTCTTCTCTCATGACTTAAGACCTACCGAACTACCAGATACCCACCGTGTACCAGACCCTGCGACTGGGGCTACCAGATAATCCACCGCTCCCCACCGCAAGCGACTGTCCGTAATCATGACCTCGTACTTAAGACCTGACCCGTCCTCCCACTCGGCTACCTTCCCGATGTCTTTCATTAGTTCTTTCGTGCTCATGACTTAAGACCTGTCTTCCATCTCGGCTGAGAGTCTTTCGCCTACGAACTCGTCGCCTTCTTCCCATGCCTGCTCCATGTCTGCCTGCCTATCCCATCGTAGGGCTAGTGCTTCGTCCCCGACTGCTCGGCATAGCCGTGCCTCCGCCCTGAACGCTTCGCTATTGGTTGCGTACTTCATGACTTAAGACCTTCCCTTTCTTTAATGCTCGCCTCGTAATCCACAAGGTCAATGTTCCACGCCTTGAGGTAAAGACTTAGGCACTCGTCAATGAACTCCTGCCGTGTCGTGCTCGCCGCTAGGTCTAGTGACTTAAGAAAGGCATGGTCGTCCCGCTTGAGTTTGCGTGGGTTAATTACCCACCCCGTGCTACTTGTGTATTTCATGACTTAAGTCCCCAAGTCTCACGCCATGTGTTCGCAATAGCCTCGGCTTGCTCATCACTAAGGCACGGGATAGTGAAGGTGAAACTATCGGAACTATCACCCGTAGGGCTAGGCACCCATATCTCTACCCTTTTATTTACTGCGTAGGCGTGGGCTACGCTCCCCTTCTTTGTTGTTGCTGATGTTGTCATGTTGTTTCCCCCTTCAGAGAATGTTTGTTGTTGTTAATTGTAGGGGTAGCGTGTAACGATTACAACTACCGAACGGATATTTCTTTGTGACCTTCGTCACAGTCCTGACTTAAGTCCTAACTCGTATGCTTCTTTAGGTGTTGGGATTAGGTACGCCTCGTACCGTTGCCCGCCGAGATTGTCCCGACAGAAGGAGCACGGACTCCATGAGAAGTGACCTTCTTGGTCATCACTTAGTGACGGCTCCTGTCCCTCTAGTTGTACTGCCTTGGCGTAACGCTCGGCGAACTCTGCACCTTGCTCCTCTGTCACTCCGTTAGCCGTTGCCATTAGGCACTCGGTACAGATTGTTATTTCATATTTCAGATACATGACTTAAGTCCTAACCGTGAATCTCTGACACGAATACTGCTACCGCTCCGTTATGCGTGGTTGCTACCTTCCAGATACCCCGCCACTTGGCACCGTCTAGGTATGTTTGTACCGCTTGCTCGTAGTTCCCACTAATACCGAGGGCATAATTCCATGACACGGTAATCTTGTGCGGGTCTTTGCCGTATGTTGGTGAGTCGTTGCGCTGTACCGTGATACGGGTGCCTCGGTGATTGGTTACGGGTAGGTACTTGCATATGAGCGATACTCTCCCTGACTCTTGGGCGAGTGCTGTGCGCTCGCTCCATGTTGTTGTTGCTGTTGTCATGTTGTCCCCCTTGGGATTGTTGGTGGATACCTTGTGGCTCCCTAGAAGGCACCGCCTTAGCGATACCCCCTAGGCAACCCCCCGCCCGTAGGCGGGGAGTGTCCTGTCTTAAGTCCCTACCCCTCTGCCTCTTCTGGTTCTTGTGCTACGAAATGCTGTTCGCACTCGTCACAAGTCACGCCACCCATGAACACCTTGGCGCTGGCTCGTATCTTCTGTGGCTCTTCGCATGAGCACACACCCACTAGAAGGTTCTTGTTGCGCTTCTTCTCCTTGTCTCCTGTCTTAAGTACGCAAGACACAAGAGAGATAGCCTTGTCTAGGCGGGCAATCATATCCGCCCAAGTCTCGGCGCACTCGTTGGACACCTCGGTGTGGCTCCACCCAATAGAGCGGGCTTCCGTAATGGTGAGACCGAACACACCCTCGGCGGTGTTCTTGAAGTGCTTGTTATGTCGTCCGTTACTATCGCAATCCTTAACACCCTTGGCAATGTTCACGGCGTGAGCCATCTCATGGAGCAAGGTGCCCGCCGTTTCTCTTCCGCCTCGGCGCAAGCCTTCACCCGTTAGGACTATCTCGTGGAAACCCTCGCCCGCCTCGGTTGCCCATGCGGGAGCGGTTGTTATGTGTCCATACTTGACGCTCCCCGCCTTGCTTGTCGTGTCTCGGTCAATCACGATAATGACATTAGGAAGGGTTACCCCTGTCTTAAGTCTCACAATCTCGGCGGTCTCATAATAGAGAGCGGTCACCTCGTCAATAAGTGGAGCAAGTGTCAATCGTTCCAGAGTCTCGGCTATTGGTGCCTCGGTTGTGACCTTCTTGGTCTTGGTTGTTGTTGCCATGTTTCCCCCTTGGGATTAGGTGGAGCGGGTGCCCCACTTGATGTTGATTTCATCTTATCGGCATATGTTCAACACTTGGTGGATTTCCACCATATTTCTATTTGTAGTGTGCAAGTATTTTTTCTATTTCGTCATGACGATATTTTCATGGGTGGACATAGCGCAAGGGGGGTTACTCACGGGTAAGGTACCGTAGAACGCTTCTCATGGGATTCCCACATAATGAGACAGTAGACAAGTCTTAAGACATGATAGGCACACCTAACTAATAAACATAGGGAACACCAAGAGTCAACGACTGTTCCCAACAGACCCCGACTGTTAACAACTTGCACACAGCAACTAATAAAGTTAGGGAGCCAACAGTCACCGACTCTCCAACATGAGAACCATTCCCACTAGGCAGGATTGGGACGAGGGCACCTAGTTTTGTGATGAAACACACTATGGGGGGGTGGTGTTACGAGACTTGCCTACTGTTTGGTAGTTGTGCCTGCAAACTAACTGGTTAGTTAGTTGTGCTATGCAAGTACTGTCATGCAACTGGGGGTGTGCCGAGGCTGGTACCACTGTATATATGTATTATGTGCGAGTGACGGTTTCACTCTTTTGGTGTGTTGGGGTTTGGTTGGTCACTGTGTGTGGTGGGTTGTCACTCTGGGTGGTGTTATACGGTTGGCGGAGGAGGGAGGAGTTTCCAAACTGGAAAACCACTAACTTAAGTTGGCAAGGAAAGAAAAAAAGTAATTCACCGACTTGGAAGTTGGCACTGGCTTCACTTCTTGCTTCTTTGCAAACAACCGCTGGCGTAGCCAAGGGCGTTAGCCGCTTTAGCGGAACAGGATTACTGGCAGTCTGGGTTTAGCCTCCCCCACGGTTTAGGTATCACATTGATACCAAGGTCGCCGTAGCCAAATTCTTTTAGCCGACACCTGAAAGGTTGAACATATGTCGTTGTTCACGCTGCTTGAATCTCTTACACAATAGGGGAACAACCATCTGTTTCAGATGTTCTTGATTGCAGGATTCATCTACCCCAGTTCCCTGGTGTGAAATGCCCCGTACCATGCAAACGGTATACAGCCTTGCCTGCCTTGACGCTATCCCAGCGTGGAGGTCTTGTGAAGTTGACATCAGCATAGCATGTGTTGTGTTACTATCAACCAATACTTCATAGTTATTTAAGGAATACCGATGGCAGCAAAAAAATTACCCGCTAAGAAAATGGTGGCACCGTCTAAGCCTAAAGAAAAGCCACATGGTTTTAACCAGACTTTGCCATCGGTTGTGGAAAAAAAGAAGGCAGCCGAACGAGCAGGCGTTCTTGCATCCGATAAAAAAATTCTTGCTGAAGCAGCAAAACTCAATCAAAGGTATCGTGCGCAAGACAAGAAAGATAATCTGGGTTTTGGCTTGATTAATGTTACCTATCGTGATAAAAGTGGCAAGTTAAAAAACTCCGTAGAAAACCGTGCGCCAGGAACCACTTTTCCTAAAGACGATGTGGTTTACCTGTACAACAAAGACAAACCAAAGAAGAAGAAGTAATGAAACAGAAGCCTGTTTGGGAAAAAGAAAACCCAAAGAAAAAGTCTTCTCCTCTTACCTCCTCTCAAAAGACAGCAGCAAAAGCACGGGCTAAGAAGGCGGGTCGTCCGTACCCGAATCTTGTTGATAACATGGCTGCATCCCGAAACAAAAAAGGAAAGTAACATGCCACAGGTAGGAAAAAAGAAGTTCCCATACACAGACGCTGGAATGAAAGACGCTAAAATGGTGGCTAAGAAGTCTGGCAAAAAAATGAAGATGGCTCCTAAGAAGAAAAAGTAATGGCAGCAAAGAAGGACCCCCGACTTGAACGGGCTGGGGTGTCTGGGTTTAATAAACCAAAGGCAACTCCTAAGCATCCAACTAAATCTCATGTTGTTGTAGCCAAAGTTGGTAGCGAAGTGAAACTAATCCGTTTCGGACAACAAGGTGTGTCAGGTTCCCCTGACGGGTCTGCACGCAACAAAGCGTTCAAAGACCGTCATGCTTCTAACATTGCTAAAGGAAAAATGTCTGCTGCGTATTGGGCTGACAAAGTTAAGTGGTAGAATAAAACCCGATGGGAACTAAACGCACAGTTTCCCCCGCTGACCAAGCAAAATTTTTTGCAGCAATTACAGCAGGGCAAACAATCACACAAGCGTCCCGTACTGCTGGCATCCATGTCAACACAGGTTCCAAATGGTTAGCAAAAGCCAGAGCCGCAGAAGCAGTCCGTAAAGAAGCAACCGCTAAAGCATCTAAGGTTCAACGCAACGAAGGTGGTAGCCAGCGTGATGATTACAACGCTTTTATGGATGCTATTGATTTACCTTCTGCTGTCCCTGATGACAAACTGTGTGATGAAGCCCGCCGTGGTAAAGAAGACTTTGCTTTCTTTCGTGAGTATTACCTAGGACGGGTACCTTCCCCGTGGCAGGTTGAAGCAGCACTTACTCTTGTAAAACTGTTGGAGTCTGAAGAAAAAGAATTTGTTGTTATGAATGTCCCGCCAGGTGCAGGAAAATCAACCCTGTTTCACGATGTGGCTGTGTGGGCAATTATTCGTAACCGCAGGGTGCGTGTCATGATTGGTTCTGTATCTCAGAACATGGCAAAGATGTATTCACGCCGTATCCGTGAAACCTTAGAACGAGTACAACCAATTGAACCAGACCCAGGTATGGTACAAAAAGGATTAGCAGTAAATGCTGGAGGGTGTTTAACAATTGACTATGGAAGATTCAAACCAACCGATAAAGGTGCCCTATGGCGGGCAGAAGAATTTGTCGTGGAGCAACTTGACGGAAACGGTTTGGACAACAAAGAGCCAACTGTCCGTGCCTACGGAATTGAAGCAGAGTTCATTGGGCACCGAGCCGACCTATGTCTCTTTGACGATGTTGCCTCACCTGACAATGCACGAGAAAGCGTGGCTAGGGACAAACTTCTGGAAAGATGGGACGGAGTGGCAGAAGCCCGTTGCGACCCAGGCGGGTTGTTGGCTGTTGTCGGGCAGAGACTCGGTTCGGGGGACCTTTACGCTCATTGTCTCGCCAAAGAAACCTACGACATTGAAGAAGATATCAATTACGATGGGTCAGATGTCCATACCCCTGAAGATGTATCTGAAGGTGTACCAGTACGGCAAAAAAAGTACCGCCATATCATCTATAAAGCGTATTATGAGGAACTTGACACGGGTAAAGAATCTCGTTCTTTCAAATCTTTACCGTATCCAGACGGACCGCTACTAGAACCCAAGCGTCTACCCTGGAAAGACCTATCATTTGTACGGTACAACAAACCAGATGTATTCAAAGTTGTATATCAACAAGAAGACCTGGATTTAGACTCTAAACTGGTACAACGCACCTGGATAACAGGTGGCATAGGACTAGATGGGGTGGACTACCCAGGATGTGTAGATGCAGACCGTCAACCAGGGTATATCCCTGAAGGTTTAGCGCACCCGTGGGTATCTATCGTCGCTGTAGACCCCTCACCTACCATGTTCTGGGCATTTGTGTGGATTATCTACCAGCCAAATACAAACCTTTACCATGTTGTAGATATTGAACGAGTGAAACTATCCGCTGAAGAAGTCCTCGGTTATGACACCATGACAGGTGAATACTCAGGGTTGATGGACAGGATGCAGGAACGCTCATACCAAATGGGCTACCCAATCTCGCATTGGATTGTTGAAATCAACGCAGCCCAACGGTTCCTTCTAGCCCACGACTTTGTACGCAAATGGCAAGCCCTTCACCGTGTCAATGTTGTGCCTCACACCACTAGCCGAAACAAACTAGACGAATCACTGGGTGTGGAATCATTATTGCCGCCAGTTATCAGGTCGGGAGCCTTACGCCTGCCTTCTATGAAGGGTAACTGGAAGACTCTTGCCGCTTCAGACGAGTTAACTAAATGGTCTAGAGATAAGAAACATGGCACAGACATTGTTATGGCTTTATGGATGGCTCTACTTAACCTGCCGAACCTAACCGAATCCAAACCACCACCCCGCCAATGGCGACCATCCTGGCTTAAGTAAGGCTAATATGTTATCGTTGCATTGTTTGAGTCACACTAAAGGTCACGCATGAAATCAGTTGAAGAAATAGTTGACCTCTACCGCCAGCGTGTTACTGCCCAAGGTCCTATCCTTTCACAAATGCGCCAAGTACGCCAACTTGCTAACGGCGATGTGGTTGTCCCACTAAACGAATTAGACCGCAACACTAAGTCTTCTGTTGCAAACCTACTGGTACAAGGTCTTGACCAGATGAGTATGCGTGTATCAAGCACTATGCCAGTGCCTTATTTCCCTGCATTGCGTGAAGGTTCAGACCGTTCAATGCAGATGGCTCGTGACCGTAAGCGTGCAATGCTTTCTATCTGGGACCAGAACCGCATGAATATGAAGATGCGTCGCCGTGCACGACACTTACTTGCATACAGCAACTCACCTATCTATATCAAACCTAACTTTGATAAGCGTATTCCAGAGTGGCAGTTACGCAACCCACTAGATACCTTCCCCGCACCAGTTTCAGACATTGATAACCCAGTTCCAATGGATTGTATTTTCTCTTATAGCCGTACATACGCATGGCTAACTCAAAACTTTGGTCCAATGATTAATGGCACGCTGCGTGTAGGGCAACCACAACCAGATGACATGTTTACTGTGTTGGAATATGTATGCGAAACTGAAGTAGTTACCCTTGTTATGGGATACGAAAAAGAGCGTGACCCTATCAGCGGTAGTGCCTACTTTGGTTCCCCATCGGTAGAACTATCCCGTGTCAGCAACCGTGCAGGTATGCCACTTGTTATTGTTCCACAACGCATTACGCTTGATAAACCACACGGACAGTTTGACGGTCTACTTGGTATGTACTACACCCGTGCCCGTTTACAAGCCCTCACTGAAATCGCTATTGAGCGTGGCATCTTCCCAGATGAATACCTTGTTGCACGACCAGGCGAGAACCCAGAGATTATTCAAATTGCTGACGGTAAATCAGGGCAGTTAGGTGTTGTTAAAGGTGGAGACATCCAAATACAACAGTCCAATCCTGGGTATAAAACAGACACAGCACTAGACCGTTTAGAGCGTCAAGAGCGTCTTGAAGGTGCAATCCCTGCCGAGTTTGGTGGAGAATCAGGAACCAATATCCGTACAGGTCGCCGTGGTGACAGTGTATTGGCAGCAACCGTAGACTTCCGAGTACAAGAAGCACAAGAAATCTTTGCATCATCCATGATTGAAGAAGACAAAATCGCTATCGCTATTGAAAAAGCCTATTGGGGTGCTAGTTCTAAATCATTCTTTATGCCAGGTATGGGCGGTGGAATCAAAGATTACACACCAAACAAACTATGGGAAACAGACTTCCACTATGTTGCATATTCCGCAGCAGGTTCCGATGTGAACAGTCTCATTGTTGGTCTTGGTCAGCGTCTCGGTACAGGACTTATGTCTAAAGAATCAGCCCGTGAAGCAGACCCTCTCATTTCAGACCCAGAACTAGAGAAGGACCGTCTCGTTGCTGAAGGTATTGAAGCAGCATTGTTGTCTTCTATTCAGGCACAAGCAGCCGACCCGAACGGTCCATACCAACCAGACGACCTTGCATACATCGCATCGCAAGTACAATCAAACAAGATGAATCTTTCACAAGCAATCATGGCTGCACAGAAGCGTGCGCAAGCACGACAGGCTGCACAAGCACCAGCGGGTTCACCTGAAACAATGCCAGGACTTGCTATGCCAGGTATGGGTGCCGAACAACCTATTGGTGGCGGTGGACCAGCATCATTAGAATCACTTTTAGGTGGTCTTGGTGGACCACCAGCAGGAGCAGAAGCACAACCAGGGTCACCAGGTGGTGTCTTAAGTCTTGCTAGTCAACTCGGAGGAGCATAATGGCTGAATACCCAAACCGTTCCGACCTGCGTAACCCCGCAGGAAAAATTGCTGCAAAGGCTGCAACAGGTCAAACATACGGTGAAGCAGGAAAACAAATGGCTGCACAACAGTCAGTACCTATGGGGGCATCACCAAGTGCTGCGCCTCAGCCAACGCAACCAGTGAATCGTCCTGTTGCTGGAAGTGTTGTTGACATGATGGCACCAACTCAACGCCCTGAAGACATGATGGCTCCTATCATGAACAACAGACCGTCAATTCTTCCTATGTCTAACCCTGTTCTTGAAGAACTGGAAACCTTGTACCGCATGTATCCGAACGATGACCTTGCTAGTTTGTTATCTGCAATCAAGTACAATGGAATGTAATGCAACCTGTTGAAAACGAAGATGCTATATGGATGACAATTGCGCAGGAAGCCGAACGCCGTCGCCAGATGGCTATTACTGGGACACCAGAACAGGCGTTGCGTGCAGGGCAACTACATAGCCAGTTCCCATCTTTATCTCCAGGTGTAAAACTTGCAGCCGCAAAAGCAAACCTTACTGACGAACAAGTCAAAGAGATTGCCCGCACTGCTGCCCCTTTAGATTTAGAACCTAAAACACCAAAGAAAAAATCTTGGATTGACCGCAATGTTACGGACAAAATTAAAACTGCTTCCCGTTATGGGATGGCTGGTTTAGAGTTCATACCTCAAACGGTTGTTGGTGCTGCAGCACAAATTGCTGACGCTGATGATGGTGGAGATATTGGCGGTTGGTTTATATCAACAGACCTAGGCTCCCTTATTGCCAATGATGAGGAGGCTGGTGATGGTTTCTTTATTGGTGGTAAAGCAAAACAACTTCAATCAGACCGTGTGCGCAGATACCGTGGAACAATCAACGGTGAAGCATTTACCCTTGGTCGTGGTTTAGCATCAACTTTTCTTGAACCAAACACAAACGCATACCGTTTACTATCTGGTGCTGTTGATGCAGCCACTGCAATTGCAATTCCATCTATCCCAATAGTAGGCGCAATCGGTAAAGCAGCCCGTGCGGTAGAAGAAGGCGCAGACATATCTAAAGGCTTTGGTCTTGTAGGCAAAGGTTTATCTGCAGTAAGCCAAACCGATACTGGTGCTGAGGTTCTTTCTAAAGTGGGTGCAGCCTCCCGTATCGTAGGCAAGGGCAGCAAAGAAGTCATGACTACTGCTGCGAACGCAACAGAACGAGCAGCCATGCGTGCCAATGTGGGCATCGTCGGTAACGATATTGACATTGCACAAAGCAACAGATTCTTTAGAACAGATTTTGGTCGGCGTATCATTCAACGCACCGCAGAAACAAATGACTTTGCCGAGACACGCAAACTATGGGGTGGCAAGTTAGACCCTGCAACAACCATGAGACTTGCTGCCGCCAAAACAGAAGAAGAAGTAATGGCTGGCGTACTTGATGTTTTAGGTACACAAGTTTCCAACATTGCAGGAGTTGGTGGTGGACGCAGAACATATAGGTCGCTCGCCCAGCGCAATAAACTTATTGAACTTGCACCTTTTGGTGAAGGAGTCTCACGAGCATTTTCAAAGATGCCAATGCACAACATCAACTTGTTCCAGGCTGAAACCCCTCGTGACCAGATTACCCAACTTGACACTGTTGAAAGAGTATTAAAACTATTTAAGGCTGACCCAGAAAAACAGGCTAGTTATATTAACCGTGCAGGTGAACTTTTACTTTCTAAAGACACAGGTAAAATCGCAGACTTTTACGATGACCTCATGTTTGAAGCAAAAGATTCAATGAAGTTTTTTGGTACACACCCAGACCTTGTTGACCAACTTTACAAAGTACATGGTGATTATGTAGAAGGTGCTAAAGCCAACAGTGTTGACATTTTTGGCAACAGAACTGACGATGGTTTGTACCGCACACTTCATGGTCTACCACCTGATGCGGATGCAAGAATATATGTTGGTGGTACTTTAACTTCTGAATTTAGTAAGAACGAATTTTTTATTCCAGACCCTAAACAAGTTCGTCGTTTAACAAACAACTTCAACTGGTTGTGGGTTAAAAATAAATCAGACCCTAACCTTATAAATCTTGACAAGGCTGGTGCATTGCGCATGCCTTTTGCTGCGTTGGATTTTGTTCAAGAACAAGTGTGGCGTAAATACATCACAACAACAATAGGCAACTTTGTACGAAACACTGTTGACTCTCAAATTTCCCTTGCCTTGTCAGGCAAAACAGGAACAAGTCTTTTCTACCACCCGTTTCATTGGATGAGTTATGTCAACCATGAAGTAGGTCAAGAAACCTTGACAGGTAAAAGTTGGAAAATACCTGGTTCCGTAGATAATGTTGATGAATCATTGTCGGATTACAAGTCGGTTCTAGGTTCTCAAGTTTCTGCATACTATAAAGACCCCCTCATTGCCCGTCAAAGAGCGGCAAGGACTGGACAGTTCACCCAGTACGAACGCCGTCTTGACCAAGTAGATAACACTGTTGCCAGAGCGCATGGTGATGAGATTGGAAAACTTAACGCTGACTGGGATACCCGAAGAATGGCAGAAGGAAAAACTGTTGACGAACTTTATGACCTAATTAAACCTGCCGACCCTAAAGCAATCCCTGACCCAGAAGGACTTAAGTGGTTCAAGGAAGTTGAACAAGAATTTAAAAGAGGTAAGGAAATTTGGGACAACGCCACACAAACATACAGTTTTGAAAAAATTGATATGAATGTACCAGGCAACCTAAAGCGTTTGATAGAAGCAAACAGTGCCCGTCTTGAAAAAATAACAGGCAACCATCCTGAACTATTAGACATTGTTGCACAGGGTCGTCTTACCAAGCGTGCCCAAAGAGTTAAAGTTGGTGACAAGATTGTTGGCGACCTTAAAATTGGTGGTCGTGTTGAAGTCACTAAAGACATAATCGTCTTCGGTAAAAAGAAAAAAGAAACATACCTGGCAAAAATTGTTAGTGAAACAAAAACTGCTAACGGTACAGAATACTTTGTTGAACCTTTTGCTTTTGTTGAGGGAAACATCACATCCAAACTTGAGTCAGTTTTAAGAGACAAAAACATTTACATGGACAAACGCATGCCACGGTATGTTGTCGGTGAAGTTCGTGTTCCTAACACTTCAGCACAGGACCAAATTATTAAGTCAATGGATATGATGGTTGACAAGTTCCACACAACCCTCTATACGAAACCAATCTCAGAACTTGAACGCTCACCAGCCTTCAGAAGTTTCTATTACGAACGGATAGAAAAACTTGCTCAATCACTTGATGAAGTATCTCTAAACAAAATCATTGATGACCTAACAACTCGTGCTGCTTCAGATGGTTCTAAACCAGAAAATTATTTGACACCTCAAGTGTGGAACAAACTTCAAGACCTTAAAGCAAACCCAGACAAACTATACGGCACATTAAACGCCGACGAGGTATCAAGTTGGGCATCTGCCGCAGCAGTTGATGAATACAAAAAAACTTTCTACAACGCTGTTGAACGCCGAAACGGTACAGATGTTATGCGTCTTATCGCACCGTTCGCCCAGCAACAGGCTGAGTTCTTTGGTCGTATGTCTCGGTTCTTCTCAGTCCCAGTTGCAGGTGGTTCACTTGGTTATCTGCCTAACCCAGACAACTTCCGCAAACTGCAGTTCACTGTTGAGAACGGGCGTGAAGCAGACCCAGACGGCGATGGTCGTGGAATTTTTTACAAGGACCCAAGCACGGGGCAATACACTATGTCCATCCCTCTTACGGGTTACCTAACAAAGATGGTTACAGGGGTAAACGCAGATTTTACTTTTGGTGTTAAAGGTTTGGCACCTGGTCTTGACTTCCGCCCAGGTCTTGGACCATTCATGACAATGGCTACCAGTGTAATTTTGCGAAAAGTCCCAGAGCAAGACTTTGTTCGTAAAATGCTTTTGCCTTATGGCGAAAGAACAAACTTTGGTAGCACCTTCACACCAACATGGGTAACCAAGATATATGAGGGAATCACTGGCAATGGTCGTTTCTTTGCTAACACCTACGCTGAAACAATTCAAGCGTTGGCTGCAACAGGCAAGTATGACCTATCTAATGTGGACGATAAAGCCCGCATGGAAGATGAAGCAGAAGATAAGGCACGAGCATTCGCTATCCTTCGTGGCGTAATACAGTTCACTGGTCCAGCAGCAGGAGATTTTGATTTCAGTGTTGTAACAAAAGAAGGAGACACCCACACAGTTGGGTTGGCGACAGCACTCCAGGCACTACGGGAAAACAACCCCGACACAGCCGCTTTGCGCTTCATTGAAATCTTTGGTGAAAATGCGTTTATTTATTTGTCAAACAAAACAACCACCGAGATGGGTGGTCTTGGAGCGTCAAAAGAATTTGGTAATTTTGAAAGAAGCAACCCAGATTTAATTCGTAAATACAAAGAGATTGCTGGGTTCTTCGGTCCTTCAGGAACAGACTTTGACTTTGAAGTTTACACCCGACAGTTAGAAACGGGTTTCCGTAAGAGACTTACTCCAGATGAAATGATTGATGCCTCTCAGAAAGCAATCGGCATGGCTTTCTACAATGACATGAAATCAGAGTTCGGTCCCAAGATGAACAAAGACCAACGGGCATATCTTGCTAACTACAAACTGGCAATCATCGCCAAGTACCCTGGGTTTGGCAAGATGAACCTTGACCCAGGTAAAACTTCTCGTAACATCAACCAGTTGTTTGAGGCTGCAAAAACCGAGGGATTGCAAAACAACGATGTCGCAACTGCTGTTAAGTATTATGAGGAGATTCGTGGTCAAGCACTGGCAGAAGCAATCAGGCGTGGCTTCCCTTCTCTGGCATCTTCTGAACTTGGCGACCTTCACGAGTACCTTTACGATTATGCCAGCACGCTCACCGAGCAGACCCCTGACTTCGGTAAGGTATATGACAGACTACTTTCACAGGAATTGGAATAATGGCAGCAAAAAAACAAACACCTAGTACCCCTACAACTGGAACAACTGTTCCTGCTAACCCTTCTTTGGCTCCTGCAAACTATCAAGCAGCAGGAAACACATTGCCTATAGGCACTGGGTATGCGGCAAACTCCAACACTGGTGTCTCCGAAAACTATTTTATTGAAGGCAACAAGGTTTCTGGAATTATTGAAAACGGACAACCAATCCCTTTTTATAATTTAAGCACATTCCCTCGTGAACTCCTTGCTAGTTATGGCACGGATGAAGTCGCAAGAAAAACTTTTCTTAATAAACTTTACTCCCGTGGATGGTATAAGGGCGACGACAAACCAGGCGGTGGTTTATCTGATGAAGACGAAACAGCAGTCTATAGACTCTTGTATGCTTCAAACCTGACACAAACACCGTTTACTAAAGTTCTTTCTTCAGTTAAGCAATCACCATTTGTAAGCGCATCAGGGAAGGGTGCAGGTTTTAGACCGTCATCCACTGAAGACCTTGTTGAAGTAGCAAATCGTACTGCCCTGTCAACTATCGGACGCAAGTTATCTGCTGAAGAATCATCCAGGTTTTCAAGGGCTTACCAAGCAAGCCAACAAACCGAAGCCTCTGGTGGTATGTCTGCTCCTAGCACTGAAGTATTTTTCAAGAACCGCATTGAAAAAAAGTACGGTGCTGAATCTGACGGGTACAAATATCTATCTGCTATTAGCAATGTAGCAAAACTTATGGAGAACATGTAATGGCTGCTAAAAAAAGAACCCCTGCCCCACCGCTTGCCCCGCTTGGACAAACTCCTACTGCTACAACACCAACGACAACCGTTGTTCCAGGAACACTCACATACCCAACTGTTGCTCCTGCAGCCAATACAACTCCTCAATGGATAAAGAAGCGTGCTGCTGCATATGTAGTTGCTCTTGGTTTAAGTCCTGCTGCTGCAAAAAAGAAAGCAACGGATGAAACAAACGATAGAACTATTGATGCTGAAGCCAGCGACCCGTTCTTCATAATGGGGTCTGAACCTTTAGAAGGACCTGGTTCAGCAAAGAAATTCCTTGCTGCTTTGAATAAAGCAAAGGTGAACCAGGCAACAAGCAGGTGGGCTGTACCTGGTTATGGTTTGTATACCGACCAAGAGTATTACGACCTTCGTGCTGCTGCTGTTAAGTCTGCTGCTGATGAGGCTGCCTCTGGTGGTGGCGGAGACGACAATGGCGGTTCCAGCGGCGGCGGTGGCGGTAGGGAACCAAGAGATTTTGGCGGAACAAAACCAGCAAGACCAGTTGAGGGTGACACATACACAAACTCTAAGAAGGTTAAGTTCACATTCAAAGGTGGAAAATATGTACGCACAGCAGTCATCGCTGGTGCCACTGACACAACTTCAGATGCGTGGAAAAAAAATGTTCAAGAAGAATTTGGTTCTTTATGGGATGTTTACAATAGTGACCCTGAAGTTAAAAAAGTAATTGACGATGCCGTCAAGGGTGGCTACCAAGACGATGAACAAAAGATGAATGCAAAACTTCAAAACACATCTTGGTATCGCACCACTCAACAGTCAGCACGGCAGTGGGCTGTTCAGCAATCAACCGACCCTGCCACAGCAGAATCACGGGTTGTTAATTCTATTGAAGAATTAAGAGTTGACGCAAGCAACCTGGGTTTTACCCTCCCTGATGAAGCATTGCGCAAACTTGCTACTGACTCAATAAAGTTTGGTTGGTCACCCCAACAGAAATTAAATGCTTTAGGTTCGGAGCAGGTAGCAAACGCTCAACTCGGTGGTGCACAGGGCATGGCTGACTTAAGACAGTCTTCTGTTGCCCGCAACCTTCGTGCTAAAGCAGCAGCCTTTTTTCAGAAACCATCAGAAGAAATGATTAGTAGTTTTACACAGCAAATTCTCACTGGTCAAAAGAGTGAGGTGCAGTTTGAAGAAGCAATGCGTGGTTCTGCCCGCACCCAGTTCCGTTCATTGCAGCCAGCCCTTGACAAAGGTGAAGATGTTGCTACTGCTATGTATGCCTATACACAACAAGCAAAGTCAATCCTTGGCAACGCTGTTGATACAAGCCAGATTGACTGGACCCAGGATAAATGGAACAAGGCTTTGAATTTTCAGGATGCAAAGACTGGTGAATACCGTCAGATGGATTTGTGGGAATGGAATAAATATCTGCGTACCCTCCCTGAGTGGCAGAATACAAATGAAGCAAAATCGGCGTATGGTGACTTAGCCATATCGTTGGCTCGTGGATTTGGAAAGACGGCGTAATGTCAGCAAGAGATGATGCAATTGATTTCCTTCGGCAGTTTGGGTTGGACTCTTTGATTTCCAATCTTGATTCTGCTTTGCAGGATGACCCAACTATTTTTAGTGGTCAGTATGGTCAGGAGCGTATGTTCCGTGCTATCAACACCACCGAGTTATACAAGAAGCGGTTTGCGGGTATGGCTTTGCGGGAGAAGAACGGTTACAAACCTATTAGCGAGTCTGACTATATTGCTATTGAAAAAGAGTTTGACCAGACCCTTCGTGTCAACGGCATGCCTAAAGGGTTTTACGATAAGCAAGAAGACTTTGCATCATTTATTGGCAACGATGTCCGTGCAGACGAACTCAACACCCGTATCCAGCAAGGATACAAAGCAGTATATGAAACCGAACCAGGCACCAAGGAAGAACTAAAGCGTCTATACGGTCTTCAAGATAACGACATCGCAGCGTTCCTTATTGACCCAACCAGGTTTAAACAGTCAGAGGCTGTTACCAAGGCTGAGGCTGCAAGGCGAGCCAACGCTGCCCGTGAGCAAGGACTTCAACTTACTGCTGCCCAATCAGAAGAACTGGTCAACCGTGGTGTTGGTCAAGCAACAGCACAACAAGGTTTCCAGGCGTTAGCACAAACCCAAGAACTATTTGGTACAACCACAGCAGAAGCAGCATCAGGTGAACAAGCCATCACCCAAGAAGAACAAATTGCTGGGGTCTTTGGAACCAACGCTGAAGCCCGCCAAAAAATTGAAGCCCGTAAACGGAAACGCACCGCACAATTTCAACAGGGTGGTTCACTCCTTGCCAGTCAAACAGGCAACATAGGTTTAGGCACAGTAGGGCAGTAGCACACAACAAAACAATGTGCTAACTTAAGTCTTGACCCCGATGGGGAGACATTGCTAACAGCCCCCCTAGTTAGCGATTGTAAAACGGGGTGTAAATATGTAGCCATCACAGCCCTCCGTTGTGATGTGGACTTAAGGAGAGTGCCATAATGTCAAACTTTGAAGATGATTTCAACGAAGACGACTACGACCAGCCAGCAACTGAAACGAACCCAGTTCGTGCAAGGATGAAGCAACTGGAAAAGGAAGCCAAAGAACTACGCAAACAAGTTGCAGAGTTCGCAGTAACCCAACGAGAGTTGGCTTTTGCAAAAGCAGGGATAGACCCCGCTTCACCACAAGCCAAGTATTTCGTTAAAGGATACGACGGTGACTTAAGTCCAGAAGCAATCAGGGCAGCCGCAGAAGAAGCACAACTGATTACACCCCAACCTGTTCAAGCAGACCCAGACAAGGCAGCATGGCAGCAAACCAATAGGATTGCCGCTGGAGCCGAGACTGCTTCTGAAGGACCATCTTGGGTTAAACGAATCAGGGACGCATCGTCAGCAGAAGAAATTTCTAACATTTTTGCAGAGGCACAAGCCCAAGGTATCAACCTTGGTTAACCAAACCCCCCTCTAAAATTTAAGGAAAACCCCAAATGGCTGATTATTACGCAGCAGAAACAGGCACCTCCAACCTCAATGTTGACCAGGTTGCCTTTGAGAAGTTGGCATATTTTGCCCTTCGTCCAGAAATGTACTTTGACCAGTTCGCAGATGTTCAAGCAACAAACGCAACTAACCCAGGTGCATCCGTCAAGTTCACAGTCTTCGCAGACCTTGCAGCAGCAACCACTGCTCTTGGTGAAGCAGAAGATGTAACTCCAGTCGCCATGAGCGACGCTCAAGTTACTGTGACCCTTGAAGAATATGGTAACGCAACGGTAACAACCGCTAAGTTGCGTGCTTCATCCTTCCTCCCTGTGGACCCAGTAGCCGCTAACGCTGTTGGTTACAACGCTGGTTTGTCAATTGACACCATCGCTCGTAACGCTGTCCAGGCTGGAACAAATGTTATTTACGCAACGGGTGGTACAGATACCGCTACGGCTCGTATTGACATGGATGTTGATGACACCATCACCGCTAAAGATGTCCGTCGTGCAGTGGCTCAATTGCGTGGAGCGAATGTTCCAACAATTGGTGGCAACTATGTCGGTTTCATCCACCCAGATGTTTCGTACGACCTTCGTGGTATTACAGACGCATCAGGTTGGCGTGACTCATACAAGTACACCAACGCAATGCCTCTTTACAACGGTGAAATTGGTATGTTTGAAGGCGTTCGCTTTATGGAGTCGGCTCGTGCTCCAATCTTTGCAAACGCTTTCAACGGTTCAGGTGCCGCTGGTACAGGTGACTCATACGGAACACTCATCATGGGACAGCAGGCTCTTGCCAAGGCTGTATCTATGGGTGGCGAGTATGGCGCACAGCCAACAATCGTGTACGGAACAGTTACAGACCTCTTGCAGCGTTTCCGCCCAGTTGGTTGGAAGCACTTCGTTGGTTACGCAGTATTCCGTCAGGAAGCACTTCGTCGTATTGAATCTGCTTCAAGCATCGGTTCAAACGCCGCCTAATTCCCGACAAGGAATTGCGAAAGCCCCTGCCGAAAGGTGGGGGCTTTTGCTATTCTTAAGACATGACTACCTTTAAACCACCCACAGATAACTATGTGAACTGGGCTTTACCAGGCGAGCGTGGCATCCTTGCTGTCTTAAGACCTGGAAGGCGTGGACGCAATGTGTTCAAAATGAACGACGGTTCGTTCACTGAGTTCCAACCATCAGAACAAGAAGATGTTGCTATCACCTACCACGGTGGTCATGTCCACACGATTGATGCCACAGAAGAAGCAGACCTGCGGGCTGCGGGATATGGAGACTACATTGAAGCATAGGGAAACACATCCAGGTTTGGATGTTGAGGGTTGTTTCGGATGCCGAGTAGCAGGGGTACAGATGGGGTCTAACTCCACCACCACCAAAGGTGAAGCGGTGTCTCATATTAACCAGCGTGAAAAGAACTGGTCTAAAGATATGCCTGCCTATAAGCGTTTACGGGCTGAAGGTTTGCAACCTAAAACGATTGACGGATGCCATGCTGTTGAACAACTGGCTACTTCTCGCCATCAAATTGAAGGAACGCCAGCACCTCTTTAGTGCTACAATCTTTGCTGTATGGCTCAACCCGCTGACCAAGACCTAACCATCACTCGTGGTGATACTGAAACCCTCGTTGTGACTATCACGACTGACGGGTCTACAGCCGTTGATATCACAGGTCGCACCTACGCATCTCAGATTCGCACCCAGCAGGACTCCACAACTATCAAGGCTTCGTTCACTTGCACGGTTACTTCTGCTGCTACGGGTCAGGTCACTTGTGTCTTAAGTGCGACATCTTCTGCTACTTTGTCTGCTGGACTTTATTTCTGGGATTTGCAGGAAACCGCTTCAGGTGTTGTCTCTACTATCTTGTCAGGCAATGTCACGGTTCTTGCTGATGTGACGAGGTAGCAATGGCTACCACCCTTATCACGGTTAATCGTGGCGGTTCATCTTTAACCACTTACTTGATTGCTGTTACTCGTACTACTGAATCTGTTGGTGCGCTTGCTGTCCCTGCTGTTACGGCTACAACTGTTGACGCTCTTATCACTGTTGTTACTACGGGTAACTCTGGTCCACAGGGGGCGACGGGTCCTACGGGTCCGACTGGTTCTACAGGGTCGCAGGGTGTAACGGGTCCTACAGGTTCACAAGGTATTCAGGGTGTTACTGGTCCTACTGGTCCAACTGGTGCTGCATCTACGGTCACAGGACCTACAGGTGCGCAGGGAGTCACAGGTCCGACTGGACCTACAGGTGCCGACTCGTTCGTCACAGGACCTACAGGACCCCAGGGTGTTACAGGTCCTACAGGTGCAGCCAGCACGGTTACTGGACCGACAGGTCCTACAGGGGCGCAAGGCGTTACAGGTCCAACGGGAGCGCAAGGACCTACTGGTACACAAGGACCACAAGGGGCTTTAGGAAATACTGGTCCAACTGGACCAACTGGACCTACAGGACCTACAGGACCTACAGGTTCAACAGGTGCCGCCTCAACAGTTACAGGTCCTACAGGACCTACAGGTGCAACAGGACCAATAGGTGTTACTGGTCCAACAGGTGCCGCTAGTACGGTTACAGGTCCTACTGGTCCGACAGGTCCAGGTGGACAATCATCTAGTTTCTATGACTATAAAATTGATACAGGGACAACAAGTGGCAACCCTGGAACTGGGTTGATTGCATACAACAACGCAACACAAACATCTGCTACACAATTACAAATAAACCATATTGACCAAGATGGTTACGACATTGACTTGTTCCTTGGGATTCTAAAAGCAAACGACACTATCTATATTCAAGATGCTGCTAACTCTGCCAACTACCAAAAATTTATTGTTAATGGAACCGTTGTAGATAACGGCAACTCTTGGCTTGATATACCTGTTGCTTACTCTGCTAGTGCAGGTACGGGCGCAACTGGTTTTGCCGATAATTTGAATGTCATTGTTGTTGTGGCTAACATCGGTCCTACAGGTCCTACAGGTGCTACGGGGGCTGCCTCTACGGTGACTGGACCTACAGGTGCGCAAGGTATCCAAGGTATCCAAGGTGTAACTGGACCTACAGGTGCAACTGGTGCAGCCTCTACGGTCACAGGACCAACTGGACCAACTGGTTCTACAGGTACGGCAGGACCGACAGGTCCTACAGGGGCGCAAGGACCTACTGGTGCGCAAGGTATCCAAGGTATCCAAGGGAACACGGGGGCTACAGGTCCGACTGGTGCAACTGGCGCAACAGGCATCCCTACTGCTTCACTTCAAATGTTTGCAGGGGCAGTAACACAAACAGTGCTTGCAGGGGTTGTAACAACAACAGCACCTAGCGGTTGGTTGTTATGCAATGGCAATGCAATTTCACGCACCACATATTCAACATTGTTTACAGCCATTGCCACCACCTTTGGTGCTGGTGATGGAACAACAACATTCAATATCCCTGACATGAGTAGCCGTACTCCTATTGGTGTAGGAACAGGTACAGGACTTACAGCACGAACTCTTGCTGGTACGGGTGGTGTGGAGTCTGTCACTTTGACTTCCGCCCAGTCTGGTGTTCCTGCTCACTCTCATGCAAACACCGCTTCTTTTACTGGTACTGCTGCAAGTCATACGCATACACAAGATGCTCATACTCATACTCAGAATAACTTTGGTATTGCGCCAAGTGCGGGTGGTTATCCTTCTGCAAACGGTTTTGTTAATGGTGGTGCTGGCGTTGACGCTCAGGGAGGTGGTCGTGGGAACGCTAACGCTACAGCGACAAACCAAAATACTTCCATAACACCATCAGGAACAGTAGCGATGACCAACGCAAACAACACCGCTGCTAATGCGGCTTCTTCACACGACAACATGAGTCCATACTTGGGTGTGAACTTCATAATCAAAACATAAAAACAAATATAGAAGGGAAACAAATGCGAATCGCTGTATACACAATCGCTAAAAACGAAGAAGCCTTCGTTCAACGCTGGTACGACTCCGCCAAAGAAGCCGACCACCTCCTCATCCTTGACACAGGCTCAACCGATAACACCACCACCCTCGCCCACTCGCTCGGTATCCACACTGTTACTCGTGAGTTCAGCCCGTGGCGATTTGACACAGCCCGCAACATGGCGCTATCCATGCTCCCCCAAGACATTGACCTGTGTATTGCTTTAGATATGGATGAACAACTGCAACCAGGCTGGCGAGAAGCACTAGAGGGGGTATCCAAAGAGATAACACGCCCCCGATACAAATACACATGGTCATGGAACCCCGACGGCACAGAAGGGCTTGTCTATGGTGGCGACAAAATCCACAGCAGACACGGCTACACATGGAAACACCCCGTACACGAAGTTCTTAAACCCACCGATGGTGAAACCCAACACTGGGTAGACGGGCTACAAATTCACCACCACCCAGACAACTCAAAATCCCGCAGCCAATACCTACCCCTACTTAAACTTGCAGTAGAAGAAGACCCACGAGATGACCGCAACCAGTTCTACCTAGCACGAGAACTATTCTTCACAGGTGACCATGCCTTAAGTCAGTACCATTTCAGTCGCCATCTTGACCTGTCCACATGGAACCCTGAACGGGCAGCATCCCACAGGTACCTAGCCAAGATGGTCCCCAACGCAGCCGACTACCACCTGTACCGTGCCATCGCTGAAGACCCATCACGACGGGAAACATGGGTTGACTTAGCCATGTACTACTACCAGCAACTTAACTGGCTCGGAGTTAGAAACGCAGCATCCTCGGCTTTAGCAATCACCGAAAAACCATTGGACTATTTATGTGAAGCAGAAGCATGGGGGTGGCTACCACACGACCTCATGGCTATCGCCTGCCATCACCTTGGTGACACCGACGAAGCGTTCTTTCACGGCTCCGATGCTGTGGCGTTAAACCCAACAGATGAAAGACTTAAGACAAACCTGTCCCATTATCGGCTATGATTGCCTTGGCTGAACACAAGGAGTTTCTATGTCCACAGTTGGAACAGTAGTAGACCGTACCGTACGCCAGTTAATGTCTGGCACGGTAGAGGAACGCAACAAAACAGTTGGTGCCTTGACTGCTACATCCACATCTATTGTGTTCCAGTACGACCTTAATGGTATGCGGGCTGGTGGTGTTATCCAAATAGATAACGAACTGATGTATGTATGGGAAGTATCCCAAGGTTCTAAAACGGCAACGGTTGAACGGGCATGGAATGGCACGACTGCTGCTGCCCATGTCAGTGGTTCCGTAACTATTATTGACCCTAAGTTTCCTAGGGCACAAATCCTTGAAGCAATCAACGCCGAGATAGATGACCTGTCTAGCCCGATGAATGGTTTGTACCAAATCAAAAGCCTTGAGTTGAACTACAACGGTACTTGGAACATGATTAACTTGCCAACTACAGACAAAATCATTGACCTTGTATCTGTAACGGTACGCTATATTGCTACTGACTACCCAAAGATTACTCGTTGTCGCCTCATCCGTGACCTACCGAATGATGATTTCAACGCTGGGTACGCTATCCGTTTTGATGAACAAGTCCGTGCTGGACGCATGATTGTGGTATACAAAGCACCGTTCACTAATGTCACGAGCGAAGCACAGAACCTTCAAAACATTGCTGGCTTCCCTACCACTGCTGAAGACATCCTAATGATGGGTGCCCAGATTCGTTTAGTTTCCCCACGAGAAGTAAAGCGTAACTTCACTGAGTCACAGGGCGACACTCGCCGTTCAGAAGAAGTACCTACAGGGTCGGTGTCTAGTTCTATTAACAACATTATCCGTATGCGCCGTGACCGTATCACTGCTGAAGCGGCACGACTTGCAAGGCAATACCCCACTTTTCTTAGCAGGGTTTAACTAATGGCGGTGACAACTTTCACCCTGCCGTATTTCGGTACGCCTCCGTTCTATTCTGGTACCGCAGTATCTTCACTGGTACCTAATGTTTTCCCTGTCGCTATTGATGGTCGCCCGTTTATGGTTGACCAAAAATCAGGCAAGTTTCAACGGGGTTATGAGCAGCGGGTGCGTGACTCTACGGATGATTCAACTACCCCTGGTGAGGGTGCTATTAACCCTGGTGGTTTGTGGAGGCGTGGTCAGGATTCTTGGCATAGTGGTGCGGGGCAAGAGTATGCAGATATGAATGATTCCACACCGTTTAGGTTTTACAAATCTAAAGGTGTTAACCCTTGGGTCAAGGGACAGTTAAGTCTTCTGCCTGCTACTAAGTTGTCGTTGTCTAATGCTTCTACTACGCAACACATGGTTGTTTGTGGTACTCGTGTGTATGTGGCGTTGGATGGTGATGTTAAATTCACTACTAATCCATTTGTTTCTAGCCCTACTTGGACTGCTGTTGTTGATGAGGCTGGAGGTACTGCTGCCGCCACAGGAACCGTTGCTGCTATGGCTACCGATGGTAACGATGTTTACTTGGCGTTTCCTTCCGATAGTGTCCGAAAGGTTGATACAAGCGTTGACCCTGCGGTAATTAGCAACACAAAGTTTGTTACTGGAACACATAATTTTTATATACTTGGCTTTGCTAAAAACTATATGTTCGGTGCATACGACCAAGACTTGCGTTTAATCAAATCAGACGGAACTCATGGCACTACACCTATCACTCCTGATGACACCAACTTCCGTTGGGTCGGAGTGGCATCAGGACAAAACGCTGTGTACGCAGCAGGGTTCTCAGGCAAGAAATCTCTTATCTACAAAATAACAATTGACAAAACAACAGGTGTTTTAGATAAAGGTATTGTTGCTCTTGAACTACCAACAGGTGAAGTAGTCACAGCCATCAGTGGATACCTTGGGTTCATTCTTATCGGCACAAACAAAGGTGTCCGTTACTGTTCAACAGATGCAGACGCAAACCTTATAGCAGGAAAACTAATCCCAACATCAGGCGATGTAAAAAAGTTTGCATCAAACGACAGGTTCTCATATTTCACATGGTCAAACTATGACGGCACATCAAGTGGGTTAGGAGCCTTAGACCTATCAGTCTTCACCACACCTAACACCCCAGCATTTGCCACCGACCTCATGTATACCAGCACTGCCGATGTCAACAGTGTCGTTGTCTTTGCTGACCCAGTGACACCGTACGCCACCAAACGCATCTTTGCTGTCAGTGGTATAGGCATTGTCGTTGAAGATGCCGACAACCTAGTTGCTTCAGGAGAAGTAGAAACAGGCACATGGCGTTGGGGTATCCCAGACCGCAAGTTCATCGCCAAGGTAGACACCCGTTCCACCCCTCTTGTTGGGGCTATCACTTCATACCTTAAAATTGATGACGGCGCATACAATTCTGTGGGTAGATGGGCTGTTACTGACGATGTTGAAAACTCGTTTGACGGGTCAGATTCTAAAGCCATTGAAGCAGATTTTAAGTTCGTACTAGAACGAGCCACTGCCACCACTGGACCAACCTTCACCCGTTGGATGGCTAGAGCCTATGCTGCCCCGTTCCGTTCACAAGTTTTCTCTATCCCTATCATCCTGCATGAGTCAATAACGGTAAGGGGCAAGGAATACTATTACGATGTTGATGAAGAACAAACCTTCTTTGACGGGCTGATTGGGTCGCCTCGTATTGTTACCCTCCAGATAGGGTCTTTCACCCATAATGTTATTGTTGAGGATATTGTTTGGGAACCTGCCGATTCTGTGGGTAACAGTTGGGCATTTAATGGGACGCTTGTAGTAACCTTGCGTTCGGTAGAAAACTAGGAGTTTTATGGCAGTCAACGGTAAAAGCAGAAGGTCATATCGGGGTGCACCTGTATCTAATACGCTTGGTGCAACTCTAAATGCAGCAGCGACGAGCATCACCTTGGCTGTTGCCGTGTCTGGCTGGTCTACTGATGCTGAACCTTTCTTTGTTGTGGTTGACCCTGGTACTACCAAGGAAGAAAAGATTTGTGTCAAGTACGCCAGTGCTACAACCCTCACTGTTGTAGACCCTGCTTCTACTTCTACATGGAGTGCGTCTGCTAATGGTCGTGGTGCTGATGCTACTACTGACCGTCAACATGAACAGGGTGCTGTTATCTACCCTGTGTTCACAGCATTGGAAGCAAACCAGGCTAACGAATTAGTATCCAACTACGCCAATGCTGGTTCTGTTGTGTATCAAGGTTCAGGTACCCCAGGTACTTTCACTGAACTTGTTGTTGGTACGGCTGGTCAGGCGTTAAAAGTTAACTCTGGTGCTACCGCCCCTGAATGGGGACAGTTGGCTGCTGCTGGTATTGCTGACGGTGCTGTTACTTCAGCCAAGATTCTTGACGGAACCATTGTTGCTGGAGACATTGCTGATGGTGCTATTACTTCAGCCAAAATTCTTGATGGCACTATTGTTGATGCCGATGTTAATGCTTCAGCCGCTATTGCTTTAAGTAAATTGGCTACAGGTGCGTTACCTACCAGCATCACGGTTGCATCAGCGAACCTTGTTGACCTTACGATTGACACGGCAGACATTAATGCTGGTGCTGTGACGCTGGCTAAGTTGGCTGCTGCTGTTGCAAATGCTCTTGTGCCTGTAGGTACAATTGCTATGTACGGTGGGGCTGCTGCCCCTACAGGATGGCTACTTTGTGACGGCACATCAACTACTGGCTACACAGCGTTGGCTGCCATTGTTGGTGCCAACACTCCTGACTTCAAGGGTCGTTTCCCTTTAGGTGACAATGCCTCGTTGAATTTGCGTGACACTGGTGGTTCATCCACTATTGGTACAACCAATCTTCCCGCCCACTCTCACGCTGTTGGTACTTTGGCTACGGTTGCGAACTCCACTGGTGTTTCCACAACCAACAACAATACAAGTCAGCATTTCCACGCCGTCGTTGCTGACTTGTTGACTTCCACAACGGCTCACGGTCATGGTCAAACAGGACAATTCATGGGTGGAACAAGTGCGACACCTGAAGGTACAAGTTCCTTCAATATCGGCACAGACGGCAATCATATCCACGACATCACAGACCCAACCCACAGCCACACAATCACTGGTTCTACGGCCGAGACAGGCGGGGCGCAGGCTTACTACCAGCCATACCTCGTAGTCAACTACATCATCAAACACGACTAGGATAAGATACCAACCATGATTAAACTACAAACACTCATCCTCCGAATCTTTGGGGTATTCGGCTCATCCGCACTCGCAGCCGTAGCAGGTGGCGCAATCTTCGGAGTTGAACTCTGGAAATCAGCCGCCATCGCAGGTGTTGTAGCCGCAGGAAAAGTAACCGAAGCATTGCTTCGTTCATGGTCTGAAGACGGAAACCTCACCAGAGAAGAAGTTGCGGCAGCCTTCGGCAAAAAGGCGTAACGGATACGCCCTCGTAGGGGTTGCACTTTCCATTCTGTTTCTAGCTTCTAGTGCTAAAGCAGAAAATCCAATCATCACTGGTATCACTGATTACTGGTTTGAATACACCGAGCCGACACAGTTTGAAGCACGGACATACATGGTTGACGGGTTTAACTCTGACCCTCAGCTGTGGCTGTACGACGAGCAAGGCACGTTGATTGTCAGTGTTGACGACCACTTCGGTTTGCAGTCATACATATCTGTAGAAGTACAACCTGGCAAATACCGTTTACGGGCGGGTACTTGCTGTTGGCAACCAGATATTTGGCGTGGAGGCGGGGGCTGGAATGAACGGTATGAGTTGAGTTTCAATGGGCAACCAGCGAACACTACATCCACTACTGAGGAGCCGACGACTACTACATCGTCTACGACCACAACATCTACTACCAGTACTACCAGTACGACCACTACGACCACTACGACCAGCACTACATCTACCACCACCACAACAGTAGTGCCCACAACAACCACAGAGTTACCAACAACCACAACATCTACTGTTCCCATTCCTCAAACAACTGTGCCTCCATCAACCGTGCCAACCACGACAACATCAACGCTGGCACCCACAACAACAAGTACATCTACTACCTCCACTACGAGTACAACTTCAACGACGCTACCACCAGTAGTTGTACCTCCTGTCGTAAGTCCTGAAGAAGCAGTGGCTTTGGCTACCGACCCTGAAGCGTTGGCTGTCATCACCGCTGAGGAAGCAACCCAAGTCTTTGATGCCCTAGTCCTTGACGACCTGACAGATGACCAACTAACTGAACTTGTGTCAGCCGTTCAAGATGCACCCGTTGCTGTCCGTGAATCCTTTGAGGCTTCAGTCAATGTATTCGGCGGGGCAGTAGACACCTATGTCCCTATTGGTTCAACGGTACCTGTCAGCACCCGCCGTGCCCTCATCGCCATCACCATCATGACCTCACTCATGGTTATCCCAACTAAACGAAAGTGATAAAGTACAACCTATGCGTAAATATCTAGGAGCCATCATCAGCCTGTCACTGTGGCTAACCAGCACTGGACTTATGCTTATCACCCTGTCTGGGGATACGCTCAACAAGGCTCTATACATTAGTGCAGCAGCCTTCGTTATTAACATACTTGCCATCGCTTTTGGCATTGGCGTAGACGAAGAATAAAATGCGCAAGTACACAGGCTCATCTGATGGGGTATCAAAAACAAAAGCAGCCCGACCTGGCTTACTTAAATTAATAGATTTGTCCCAGCGTAGGTGGGGTTTCACCAATATGGGGTCGTTCTCCAATCGTATGATGAATAACCCCAAGGCTGTGGCAGGTGACCCTAAGTGGTTGTCCGTCCATGCCACTGGTCGTGCCTGTGACCTCGGATACAAAGACCGCAAGGATGCAGTAGAGGCATGGGATTGGTTTGTCCTCCATGCTGATGCGTTAGAGATTGAAGAAATCCACGACTACGCATACGATGCAAATGTTAAAGACAAGGTACAAGGTTGGGGTCGTGGCTACCGTTGCCAGCGTAAACCAGGCGAGAAACTGGTCAAGATTTATAACGATAAAGACAATGCTGGTTCAAGGGGTGGACGGTGGTTGCACCTAGAACTTTCTCCTGCTATGGCTGACGACCCTGAACGCTTTGAAGCGGCGTGGCGTTCGCTACCTAAACCTGCATAATGGATATCGTCAGTGTTCTTGCCACAATTGCTGGGTCTATTGTTTCTATCGGTGTTATCTATCGTGGTGTTGTTAGACCTATTTTTCGGTGGGCACAACGACTAGATAAAGCAATCACTACTGTTGAGATGCACATGAATAATAATGGTGGTACTTCATTGCGTGATGCTATTGACAGAATTGAAAATCGTATTACAAAACTTGAGGACTATGTAACGAAACCTTGGTAGTGGTAGTGTCTTAAGTCCTATGACTAACGAAGCAATTGAAACTCTCCTATATTTTCTTTCTAAAATCCATGTGCAACCAGCACAACAAGACCAGTTCTTCTGGGCTGTTAAACAGTTAGAAACCTTACGCAGTAAGCAAACGCAAGCAGCCTAAACCTCTAGTATTATTAAGGCATGGCAAATACCCGTGACCTTTTTATGTGCCCGCAATGCGGAGAGATGTGGCTGTCAAAGACGGGGCGGTACTGTGTTGAGTGCCGAGTGGAAGGGGAACCTCTTGATGACCCAACAGACGATTGAGTTCGCACCGCAAGAATACCCAGTCGCTCTCATCTACTGGGCTGATGCGTGTGGCGGTGATGCAGGCTGGCTAACACTGGATGAAGTGGAAGACGACGGCGAAGTTCTCGTGCAATCAGTAGGCTTTCTTGTGCCTGTCGGTGACGCTGGCTCTAAAGAAAACCACATGACTTTACTGCAAAGCATCCACGATGGCGAAGGTATCAACCTGTTTTATATCCCTGTTGCAATGGTCAGGAAAATTGTTTTACTAAACGCTTGACATTGACGCACCCCACCTGTACTCTGTGACGCAACAACTGTTACACAGAGAAGGGGAAGTTAAATGACTTTCAATCGTTACCGTATCAACAAAGAACCACACGGTTCACAAGCGTGGCTGAATCAGCGTTACATGGATGAGCAAGGCAACCGCCGAATCTCAGCCAGTGCCGCAGCCGCTATCTATGGCTTGCATCCTTTCGTAAAGAAAGACCACTATGCAGCCGAACAACTATCAGGTGTGGCACCTACACCTATCACCCCTAATGCAGCGATGGAGACAGGCAACCGCCTTGAAGACACCATCATCTCATGGGCTGGTGACAGACTCGGTGTTGAATTTGAAACACCTAACCAATTGTTCTGTTACGACACAGACAACGGGTGCCATCTCATCTCTACCCTTGACGGATGGAACAACGACACTCGCCACATCCTTGAGGTCAAGACCACGAGCCGTGAGTATTCAGGTACTCTCCCTGATTACTGGCGCATCCAAGGCATCACACAATACATCTGTTCTGATGCCGAGCGTGTGACTTGGGCAATCTTTGATAACACCTTGCGCCTCACATTGGTTGAGCAGGTCATCACTGAAGAAGAAGTCGCTGAACATATTGAAGCAGTGACCGAGTGGTTGAATAGTGTTGAGTTGGGCATGACACCATCAGGTGTTAAGTGGTCTTACGAAACTATCCAGACTAGGTATCAGCGTCCCGTGTCCCGCACGGTTGAGTTGCCTAGTGAAACTGCTGACTTAATACAGAGGTTGCGTCATGTACGCAGTGAACTTGCATCGTACAAGCAGATGGAAGATGAATTAAAAGCGGAGGTGTGCGAGTTGTTAGGCGAAGCAGATACCGCTATATTGAATGGTGTCACGGTTGCGACATGGAAGGGACAGAAGCGGGAGTCATTTGATTCTAAAGCACTGCGCCTTGCCCATCCTGACCTTGCCAAACAATATCTAAAAGAAGTACACACCCGTACATTTCTCTTGAAGGGAGAAAAATAATGGAAAAGAAAACAATCGGACTTGATGAAGTCCTCACTAAATACGGGGTACCTGACCCCAAAATCATAGGCAAGTTACCTAAGGGCGGTCAGCAGTTGTCCTTTGTCGGGCACGCCGATGTGACAAAAATGCTTTTGGAAGTGGACAGTGCATGGACATGGGAGCCAACAGCGTTTGACTCTGATGGTCTACCTGCCTACCGTGTAGAGAATGGCATGGCACACATGGCTGGATGGATGACAGTGCATGGTGTGCGCCGTCTTGGTATCGGTTCATGCCTACCCAACAAGCCCGATTTGCTGAAGGAACTTATCAGCGACCTAATTAGGAACTGCGGAATGAGGTATGGATTTTGTCTCAGTTTGTGGACTAAGCAGGAATGGGAAGACCTAGACCACAACCCAGCCCCATCTAAGCCACGCCCGTCAGCACCCGCCAGTGCCCCTGAGCAGGCTCCTAAGCAGGCTAAACCCAAGACCCTAACCCCACTGTCACAGGCACAGATTGACCAGTTCAACACCGCCTGTGAAGCCAAAGGGATAACACCCCTAGCGGTAGCCCTCAACGCAGGCATCCCCGAAGGTACCCCTTGGATGGAGTCACACCTTCCAGCCCTACGGTCAGCGTTCAAGGAACTTGCATCATTCAAGGACGGCGAGTGATGGCTAACAAAAGAACAGTAGACCCCACCGCCAGTGAAGCATCAGCCCATATCATTGGGTTGCGTGTCACACCGTCACAGTTAGAACAGATTGCTTTCTTATGTAAGCAACGCAACACGAAGCGTTCACAATTATTCCGTGACTTAATCCGTCAAGAACTAGAAGCAGAACTGGCTAGGTAATGTCCAGTTACGAGGAACTTCTTGACAACATGGAAGAACGAAACAAACTGTTGAGCGTTCAACTCAAGCAAGCGAAGGCGGAGACACAAGAGTGGAGGCGCATAGCCAATGCGTTAGCCCACTCCAGTGCCCTGTCGTCAGGCAAACACACCCCGTTGGTGGAACACGAGCACTACCGCAAGTGGGAGAAGAAGAACAGGGCGTGGTGGGGTGTCTAATGAACGCATACACGGACGCTCTACCTACCTGAAATACAAATGCCGATGCACTGTATGTGTTGAAGACGCAAGGAAATACCGTGTTGATAGAAAGAAGACTGTCTTAATGCTTGATGGTGAACCGTTGATTGAAAGGCTTGCTCGTGACGGGCGTATGTTATCTATCAATACCAGCACCAGCCACAAGTGGAGGACTAGAGGGTTAAGTGTTTACTTAGCCGACAGGTGGGCAGTGAAACTTGGATACCACCCATATGAAATATGGGGCAATGAATTTTACAGAGGATGTAATGAGTAAAGCAAAACAAAAAGGAACATCGGCTGAGACCGCCGTAGTTAACTGGCTTAAGACAGAAGGCTGGCTGTACGCAGAGAGGCGAGCACTTCAAGGCAATCTTGACAAGGGCGACATCAACATGGGTGCGCCAGTTGTTATTGAAGTTAAGAACTGCAAGACCATCACACTCTCTGAGTGGCTGAAAGAACTGAAGGTTGAGATGGATAACGCTGGTGTCAGTGTTGGTTCGGTCATCGCAAAGAAAAGAGGAACGACTTCTGTCGGGGATTGGTATGCAGTGATGCCCGCCTCTGTCTTTGCTGTCTTACTTAAGGAAGCAGGATACCAATGAGTGAGTACATACACATGGATGATGCTTACGAATGGCTTAGAGAAAAAGAAGTTCAGTTCGCAGAGCAAGACTTCTCCAGAGTGCAAGCAGAGCGTGACCAACTCAAACTTAAAGTGCATGAACTTTACACTGAGGTTGAACGCCTATCAAGGGAACTCGCTAGATGAATCACGGGTCACGCTGGTCATACCAACTAACCGTTGCCGAAGAAGCCATCTGTGCGAGAGTCGGATGGCTACGCCAAGAACCCATGCTCGGACAACCACAACGCAACATGAACTACTCCGAAGGAGATGTTTGGGAATCTTTACAACACATGATTTGTGCTGGAAGTGAACTGGCTTTCGCTCGGATGATGGGGATGAACGAGTTTGAACCTCATGTCAATAAGTTCAAGAGTGCGTTAGATATTCCTGGCTATGGTGAGGTTCGTTATGCGTTCCCTCGTGGTTTCCCTACAAGTTCTGGTCAAGTGAACGGTCTACGCATGACCATCCATGATGACGAGACACTTAAGTACGCACTGGTAGTCGGTGGTCTAGCGAAACGCACACGACGGGTGGCACCTGACTGGTTAGGCGAACCCTATGTTGCGGTTGGCTGGATGTATGGACATGAAGCGAAGCGTGACGAGTGGAAGTTCAATGACAAAACTTGGTACGCCCCAGTCAATGCGCTAAGACTTTTGCAGTAACCCTGATAAACTATTCCAATCCGTTTAACACTTAAGACAGGAGACCTATGAACCCTAACTGACCTATCACTTTACGAAAGGACAACCATGCGCAAACGCATCCTCACCTCTATCATCGCCCTATCCCTACTATCAGCGTCCCCAGTCCACGCATCCACAACGGACAAACACACCCACCGTAAATATCACGGTCTTATGTCAGATTATTTCTACGACAGGCTCGCCTCCTGCGAGACAGGCGGAAACTGGCAACACGCCACTCGCTCCTACACAGGAGGACTCGGCATCGCACGAGGCACATGGCAACGCTGGTCAAACAGCAGTAGTGCCAAAGGCAAAAGCCCCCGCTACCAAGTACAAGTGGCAGACAACATCGCTTTCATGGGACACACCAAAGACGGAGTGTTCAAATACCCAGTAGGTGTCTACGGTTGGGGCTGTGTCAAGAACACACCCGAACTACAAGCACTCATCTGCAAGTCAAAGAACCCGAAAGTATACCGCAAAAGGAGAAACTGCTAAGGTAACAGTGACACGCATAGGGGTAAACCTGTGGACACAGCGACATACAAAGACAGCCAACGCTTCTGGCGCAAAGTAACCATTGGTACACCCGACGAATGTTGGGAGTGGCAAGGCTCACGCCGAGGCGACAGTTACGGACAGTTGTATGCACAAGGAAAACACAGGGCAGCCCACCGCTTCTCATTCTTTCTAGCCAACTGTTACTACCCACCTGTCGTAAGACACAAGTGCGACAACAGAGTATGTGTCAATCCCCACCACCTACAAGGCGGGACACAGACAGACAACATGAGAGATGTAGTAGAGAGAGGGAGACACTTCTATGCAAACAAAACCCACTGCCCAAGAGGACATGAATACACCAAAGAGAACACCTACACCCGACCCAAGGGAAGCCGAGAATGTCGGGCGTGTAGGAAAGAAAGAAAGAACACGCTGGTCTTGCACAAGTTGTAAGACATCAGTAACATTGTTTGTCGCAGTAAAATATGCGCCAACACACACCTGCCCTAAGAAAGCAGGACGGGTAACACCACTTAAGAAAGAAGAAGCGGAACCAAATGAGTAACCACATCACAATCAACGGCAAGGTAGGGCAAGAGCCTGAACTGCGCTACTCCCAAGGAGGCATGGCAGTCTTAACATTCTCCGTTGCTGACACATACGGCAAAGATGACAAGAAGAAAACAACATGGCACAATGTCACCGTGTTCTCTAAACTTGCAGAGAATGTAGCCAACACCATCGCCAAAGGTTCAACTGTCATAGTCGTAGGTCGCTACGAACAAGACGAGTTCACCAAAAAAGATGGAACCAAAGGCAAGAGCCTGAAGTTAATCGCTGATGAAGTCGGTGCATCATGTCGTTGGAACTCATGGGTTCAAGACAACACCGAAGCAACGATGCAACAAATCGGACAGGTATTTCCTACCGCCTCACAGGTAGCAGAAGACGAGTTCTTCTAATGTCTGACCCACTATCAATGTCATTTGATATGTGGATGGAAGTTGGCTTAAGACAGGGGTGGGTAACACCACCCCTATGCCACACCCACGATGGTGTAGCCACCACACCCGATGAAGACCAAGCCTTTGAGGACGGTGACGACATCTGTATCCACATCATGCGTCTCTATGCAAACCCACAAGAGAAAGCAGATTGTGAAGAGAACCACTCGCCAACGGTATGGCGTAACCCATTCCCCGAACTTAGACCCATACCCTGACCAGAAATCCTGCGACCATTGCGGGACAGTAGCCCGTGCCCTTGTGGTGTGGACACATGAACAGATAGCCGACTGCGGTTGCGCTTGCCATTGGGCAAGGCGACATGACTCAACGAAGAAGAAGAACAAGTGAAACGCTGGCAAGATGATGCGCATTGTAAAGGGTTAGATACCAACATATTTTTTCCTGAAGTGTTTGGTGACCAACGAAACGGAATGATATGGGAGCAGGCTAAAAGAATATGCCGTGCGTGCCCTGTCACCGATGAATGTCTTAAGTCAGAACTTCCGTATGAGCAGGCAAGTGGTCGGCGCAACGGTGTGTGGGGTGGACTCACGCCTAAAGAGCGTGACCAGTTGGTGAAGTACAACCAGCCTGTACGCATGAAGAAGCCCTAGCCATCAGGAAGGGGGACTGACGACTAGGGCAAATCAAGTGTATCAAATTAATTTTATCTGAGTTTTATTATTCTGTACGACGACTTGTAATAAACCGAACACATACTTGCTGAGTGTTCTGCTGTCTTACGACTTGGGAATATCTCTGCCTTAGCCCGTGTGGGTGTCCACTTCCATACTTCATACGGGCAGTACCGCAGGTACTTGTATGGTGTTCCACCATCACAGGTAGCCAACGCTATGACCCAGCGTTCACTTGTGTCTTGTGGTTTGGTTTCGTGTTGTGGGTGGAACAGTCTTGTTAGTGTCTGCCACACTAGAACGGTTCGGCTGTCCAGTAGGTCAGGTCACGCCCGTTACATACAGGACACAAGTCAGTAGCGATAAGTTCCTTGAAGTCGTATGACCAGCCGTACTTGCGCTCATTGTCTCGTGCGTAGTTAGGCTTTGTTGCGTGATGGGCAAGCGATGATTCGCCCCCACACTTGTCGCACTTAAGTCTGATGATGACGCTCATCGGTTGTACTCATTGACTGAACTAATCCAGCACCAGCCAGCCACACCCATGAGGGTGATGCTTAGAAGGAACGAGGTGTCAAGCGTGAACAACGAACCGAGACAGAACATGAAGCCAGAGAATGTCCGTGCCTTGTAGTTCATCTGGCGTGGTGCGTGACCGAGCCTGTCTCTCACCGCTTGGGTGCGGGTGCGTATGTCTAGTGGTTTGTCCCATGATTTTACTGCGGGGTGGTTAGGTGAATAGCGTTTCATGACTTAAGTCCTTCTGTTTCTGCGGTGATAAGTGCGGATAGTTGTTCGGTGGTTGTGATGGATGACAGTCTCCCGACCAGTATCTCTATTGCGTTTTCTTTTTTACGCATGATTGTGGCGAGTTCGTTTTCTAGTTCTGTTCGGTTGTCGTCGCTGTCTTCGTATGTGTCGACCTGTATTTCGATATGGTCAGTCCATGGTTCGCTGGTCACGAAGTAACCAATGCGATTCACGAACGCCATGCCAGTGATGATGTATGACCCCTCATCACCGTCCACCCATGTCCACACATTGTTGTCTGGCTGTTGGCGGACGAAGTCTTCTTCGGCACCGTAGGTCTCGAACATAAGTCCCACACCATCAGTTGTCCAACTTGCGCCAGAGTCGATGTGGTTAGCGATGGGCTTGTACTTCTCTTCCCATTGGGTTATTTCGTCGATGTTTATATCGCTCATTGTTACTTACCTTCCTTGAAGTTGGCGAACCATTGTTCACCGTTGATTTCTTTGAGTAACTCACTGAAGTTGAAGAGGTGCACACCTCGTGCATCTTCGATCTCGTTAACTAGTTCTGGATGTGACGACCATTCGTACTGCTCGTACACCAAGGCGTATGGAGAATCCTTGGCTGAGTTGGTCTTGCCATCTTCTACAAGAGCAAGGATGTCGGCAGGTGCAAGTCCTTCATCGATGAGTTCTTCAACATTGCACAGGTGATGTTCGAGTGAGCACTTCAATGCGTAGTCCTGCAAGAACTGGTAGTTGCGTGGCTGAATGTCGGTGTACGACACTGACCAACCTTCTTCGCAATCTGCGTCGATGTCATTGAGCAGGCTCTTGATAGCGATGTCAATGAACTGGTTTGCAGGAACATCATCTGGATGCTCGATGGTGATTAGTAGTTGTGTTTTCATGTGACCTCCTAGGTCGTGGTGGTTGCTTTGGGCGATGCCCTTACAAGGCTCAGGACGACTCCTAAGCCCTCTAAGGACACCACTGGCACCTGTGTGCCAGTGATGCCATTGTCTATTCGTAGACGAGTGCGTAGCCCTCTTCGAGGTCGATGTACCACTCTTCTCCGAGGTGGAACTTGTCCTTGTCTTCAGCGATTGCTACGCCCAGTGCCTCTTGCTGTTCAGCGTTGAAGTAGTAGAAGATTCGATCGTCGGGCACGCCGTAGATGTCTTCCTCTGCTGTCTCGCCTTCATGGTTGAGTAGTTCCTCCGAGAACGAGATGTACACATCTTCGTAACCGTCTGGACTGTCGTGGTATGTCACGGCACAATCGATACCGATAGGTGCTTTGTCTGTGCTCATTTCTTACCCAACACTTCGAGTGTGACGATGCCTGCAATGACTTGGTTCAACAGTTGCTCAAGAGCCTGTCGGACTGTGTCACCGTCAGCAAGGAACAACTGAAAGCAAGTGCGTGCTCCCTCATCATCATGGACTGTGATGTCGAAACCACTACCTGACTCTTGAGTAGAAGAAACTCTTATTTTGATGGACTCTGCTTTTACAGAGTGTGTACTTATTCGTGTGGACATTGGTTGCCTCCTTAGGCATTGGTTGGGTGCTTGTGGACTTGCGTCCCAAAGACACTGTGGCACGGGGGGGTGTCACAGTGCCCTTGGCACGCCACGAGGTTGCCCTCGTGACGCCCATGAGCACCACCTCAGATTGTTTGTTAACCGACCCAGTCGGACAGGAGCGATGACAACAGTGAGTCGTTGTCAGCGTTCAAGTCTTCAGCGAATCCGTCGAGTACTGAACTCAGTACTTCTTGCTTTGAGTTGAGCAGTGCGAACAAGCGCTCATCGATCGTGTCGACACCGTTGCTACGCACACCGAGCAGGTTCCAGCAGGTGACTGCTTCGCTCTGCCCGAATCGGTGGCAACGGTCTTCGGCTTGACTGAGTGAGGCAGGCGTCCATGGATTCTCCACAGACACCCACTGGTTCGCACGAGTGAGTGTGAGACCGACACCAGCAGACTCGTAGTTGCCTACGAAGATTGACGCACGACCAGATTGGAAGTCGTCAACCGCTGACTGCTTGGCACTGTCAGTCATGCCACCGAGAACACTCACGACATTCCATCGTGGGTCTTCAACGGAGCGTGCACGACACTCATCGATGATTGCGTTGAGCACTGAGCGGTGATGACCGAACACCACCACTGGCTCGTCACCATCAATGATGGTCTCGATGTGGTTGATGGCGTGCTTTATCTTTGCCTTAGCAATTGACTGACGCAGTGCGGTGAGTTTGGTGATTGCTTCAGCACGGGATGCTTTCAGCACAGCCTCACGACCGCCCTTCTCGAACACCCAGCCAAGGAACTCATTCTCGATGTTGAGATATTCCTTCAACTCAGTGTCACTCAATTCGATCGCTACAGATGCACGACGCTTCGCAGGCAACTCAGTGAGCACATCATTCTTGCGACGACGGATGTAACAGGTGCCACGCAACTTGGCGTGTAGTTCTGCGCTGTTCGATGAGCCAACGAATGTCCAACCGAAGTTGTTCTTCACTGGGTCGCAGTAGCGGAACTTGAATGAGCCAGCACTACCGAACACTGGGTCGAGCGTGCCAATGATGTCGAGCAGTGCCACCAGTTCGACTGGACGGTTGACTGCTGGCGTACCAGAGGCGAGCACAACATACCCATCCTGTGGGATGCCACGAGCGATGCCCTGAAGAGCAATGGTGCGCTTTG